TGTACGATTGTTAAACTATTTGAACACCAATTAGGCATAATATATCTCCAAAAATATTAAACGGATTTTTCTTTCTTCACAGGCGCTGGAACCATTCCAGCCTCAGCAACCAACTTATGTGTAATCTTTGGATACAGTTTAGTCAGCTTCTGATCTTTTACAGCAATTAACATCTTTGCTTCTTCAGGATGAACACCTTCAAGCAAGGAGACGAATAGACTCTCTCGCTTGATTGGTTTTAAATCTGCTCTACAGAATACATACATACGACGCAATTCGCTGAACAGATTAGTTGGTGTCATACCCATTGGTTCAGCACTAGGCTTGAATGGTGGATCTCCCTCAGGTAGAATCATTTTCTTAGCAGGATCAAACGCATACTCAAAGATTATCTTTAATGCTGCGTCATCTTTGTACTGCTGGATTACCTTTGGGTCTGCATTAACTGCATCCAACATCTGGGTTACATATTTTCTCATTAAAAATCCTCTAGTTCATCTAACAATAATCGGCAACGATGTTCCATTAAGTAATTCATAACAGTCATCTTATCACCAGTTGGCTTATTACTTATGTACGAATCAATAATCGTTTTAGAAACATCTTCTGGAATATGCTGGAAGTCTACCAGAGTAGAGTTACGATGCCAGTTGCGTCGCTCTTCATCGTTACGACATGCAATGAAACCATTGTCAAAGAATTCTTGTAGTCGTTTTGCGCTAACTGGTTTCTGTCTGTCTCCATTCATGAACACATCATCTTTGCTTAGAATGTTTGGCACTCCATCACCAGCATCACCCTTAACGATATGCTCAATCTTGTACTCAATAATTTCTCGTTGAGTTGCAGTCACATACTTCTTCTGCATTGGTGACCACTGCTTAACATTATCGTACAACTGCAACTGCTTGAAGTCTTTGTCAGAAGACAGAATAAGAATCTTCTGTGGTTCTTCCATCAACCCCTGTTGGACCAAATCGTTCTCTTGTAGATGTTTGGTCAATACAGCAATGATATCATCTGCCTCAGCACGATCGATATGCATTACCTTCCAAGGAAAGTGTTGTGCGATATCTTGACGCATCTCATTGAGAGTATCAAAGATAAGACCCCAGTCGAGATCTGATTTATCTCGATTACTCTTACGCATACCTTTGTAGTTAGCAAAGAATTCCTTGCGCCAGTACTTACGACCATCACAACAGATTACAATATCTCCATATTCTTTGCCATACTTTTTCTTGTATGACTTGATAGTTGATAGTGTGACATGACGAATGAGGTTTTTAACCTCAGACTCTGTTCCCTTCAACTCTCGTTGGAAGGTAAGGATTGCTGCAAGAGCAACTTGGGAATAATCAATTAGAATCATATATTTTCTTTATTTTGAGTTTCTGCAAAAATTGAACAGCAATATCTTCCAGTGCCATCTAGTTTATAAGATGTCATTTCAACCTGTGTAACTTCGTGTGTTGTGCAACTTGGTATAATAACGACTCGATTATTTCTTGTTTCAATGGTCACCTTTTTAGTGTAATCTTTCGAATATACGATTATATCACCACCTTTAAATTGTTTCGGTTCTTTGTGAAAATAATTTAGTATAGTAAATACACTAGCATCTATATGTTTAGAATAATATCCAGCATTCTCATAATACGAGACCAAATGAGATCTACGATTAAGAAAGAATAGAATTCTGTACATTGAGTTGAAGCCAATAATAGTTTCAACTAATTGTTTGTCAGAAAAGTTTTCTATTGAAAACTTAATCAGTGGAGATTCTACATCATTAATCCATACACCATATTTTGTTGTAATAAAATTACCGTCAATATCAACTGCTGCTTCAAGTTTATCTTTATCAGCGACCATGTGTTGTTCATCAGTTAAAGATTGCAACTGTTTGTTGATATGATTTAACTGTTCTTCGCTATAAAAGTTATCAATGACGACAGCATCGATTCCATCAGCGATGTAAGTAAACTCCATCAAAATGCTCCGAGAATAATACACTCTTCATTGATTCGTCCATTCGGTGTAGAAGGTTTTGTTGTAAGTTTCTTAAATGCAGCATTCAGTGGTCGTTTACCAATAGTCAATCCTTTGAAGAATTCTGCTGGCTTACGCAACATCATTGTCTGCGAATCTTTGATATCAAATCCAATCAGAGTCGTACCCTTAACTGTCAGCACATCATTGATGGCTTTATAAACAGTCACCTTACGATACTTTGTGTTGTACACCCAGACCTCAGAAGAACCAACAATGGTCTCTGGCTTAATCGACTTGAGATTGAACTCAGCAAATTCTTTCATGAATTTCATCTTGGATACAATCTTGCTAGGTGGTTGTGGCTTACGCTTTCGTGGAGCACGATTAGCCTTAGCAGTCTGCACCTGCTGATTGCAGTCGTTGATGATACTTTCCAAGAACTCAGCAAACTTCTTTAGTTCTCGTTTATTGAGGAATGAATATCCTTCGTTGAGTTGTTCATCATCCCCTTGGATGGTGTCACGAATTTCTTGCAGCTGTTTAACATAGAACTCTCCAATTCGCTTTGCGATTGGTGCTGCAACTTCATTTGATAGTAGATAATTCTTCGTCGAGAATTGATTACCCTTACCCTTTGTGAGAATGAACTCATCTATGGCTCCATCAATTTCGCCAGCAAGGTCATGTGCTTTCTCTTCCATTCGTTCTTGAATGCTTATGACATTGGTGACTGGTTTAATCACTTCGATCTGCTCTTGGATTTTCTTTGCGTCTTCAATCATCTCTTTGAGTCGGCTAGCAAAGAATGGACTGAAATCAGTCAATTGCTTGATAGTGGTCTGTTCGTTTGTCATCAAACGACAGAGTGACCCAAATGTGGTGAAACGATGGTCAGGGAGTTTCTTAAGTTGCTTAGCAATCTTGGGTTCTTTCTTTGAGAAGAACTCAATCGTGAATAACTTCTGTTCTTTGGCACCAGTGTTTACAGAATAGTAACCCAACGCACGACTCAGACTGGTCGTAAAGTCCAGCTGATCGATTGTTGGTTCATATTTCTTTTGTGATGCAAGGATTGCTTGGTTCTTTGCACGACGCTTTGCGGTATTCACAGCCATTGATTTCTCCATAATTTATACATATATTATACCCCAAAGCGCAATTAAAGACAAGCATTATTTTGCAGTGATTTTCTCGTATAGCTCCACGAAGTCCTCGTGGTCTGCAACTTCCTGCGCCAGATTCTGTTTATGGAAAGTTTTTGCAATCTTAGAAATAACTTTCTTTGGAATCTGGAGTGTATCAGACTGCTCTTTAACGATCTCTTTAATCAAATCTCGTTCAGCTTCTGTGCGTAACATTGAGTTGCTAATCTCTTGAATAGCGCCTTGCAAATCTTTTTTCTGTTCAGGTGTCAGCGCATAATTCATTTGCTGCTCCTAAAGTGTCCACCACCAACAACACCACCAAGGATGATTGCTGCCAACCAAGTGTCTACTGTAAATGGAATTGCCAATGCTGGGAACAATGCATTCAGCGACCAGATTGTCGCCATTGGCATAAGAACGATTAGTGCAATAACGATTGCGAAGATAATTAGATATTTCATAGTGTAAATCCTACTTTAGTTACGGAGTCCCAACG